AATGAGTTCATTTTCGATGTTTTTAATCTTTGCAATCATCTCCAATGCGTCTGCATAAATTCCTTCAATAGTACCAATCAAATCGAAGAAAGCACCAATTACTCCAAAGATATCTGAGAATAGCGAACAGAAGCCACCCATAACACTAGTAGAGAAATCACCATTATAAAAGCCTTCCATTTCAAATAAGAACCTTGAACCAGTTGCATTATAAGAAGCAATAGCTCCTGAAGGTGTATAGTTACTATCTTTAATAAAAGAAGCAAATTCAACTGCTGTAATAGGACCACGCTGTACTCTATAATGAAGAACCTCATAGTCAGGTAACATTGCAATAATAGAAGGTCTTTTCAAGAAATCAGTATTAAGCTGCTCGACTGCATTATAAAATGATGTTCTGCCGTGCTTATTAACTGCCTCAGATAAGGGGTTGCTGTTTGTATCATCAACAATAGTTCCTTCAAATTGTTTTTGAAACAAATCAATCTGGTGTACTGTATAGTTACCAGCACCGTCAGTAGTTGGACCAACATATGGAACGAGATCTTTATCTAAACAACTTCTGCAAAGAGCTTTTCCAGGTTTACATGTACAAGCCATTATCTTGCCCCTCCGGTAGTTATAGAGCCTTCTAAGATTGCATCTGATCCAGCTTTAACTTGATCTATTACACTTAAGAATTCTTGAATTGAAGTAAGCGACCTGTTACCAGCAGCATCACCAGCGTATTTACTCTTACCAGCATTTGGACCAGTTACCAATGGTAATGAAGCCCACTCGCTTGCTAAACTATTAGCAAATTGTTCTCTCGTTATTTCGTTGTTTAAGAACCTGTTTAAACCTCGACCATTCAGAAGAGTGATTGCCATCTTATCTTGATTAATAGGATCAAACATATCACCAGAACTTAGGCCAGCTCTTGAATACAATGGATTTCCAGGACCAACACCTCTATCATTGTTAAACCCACGTAACGTATCTTCCATAATCTGATATCTACCAGAAGCTTCTGAAAGCTGAGAACTGTCAATACTTTCTTGCCAATTGAGTACTTCAGCAATAGTCATTTTAGTAAGAGGCTTGGTTGGATATAACGATCTTGAGATTAGTCCAGAAATATCATCGTAACCTTCTGATTCTTTATTACCGATAAAATCAAGTAATGGTGTTGCTGCAGTTTGTGTTGCTGCACTAACGTCGGCCAGTGTTTTTGTTGTGCCTGTTCCTGAACCACTAGTATGATCCTTAGATGAATATCCTGAACTAGCGATAGATCCTGGATTAAATTGTGGCAATATAGAAGTTGATTTAGAAACAGGTTCCGGAGCTACTACAGAACCTGCATACCACGCCAATTCAGGGATAGGTGAGCCAGGAACGAATGGTAAAGCGGGTGTACCAATTAACGCAACTTTTGCAAGCACTGCTAAAGATCCAGGAATTGGTGGTCTAGGTGGTGCAATCGGAGCAAGGTTAACTGCTAGGCCAATATTAACAATGGCTGAGTTAATGCTTGTTAAAGCACCACCGCCAATTGCAACACTACCAACACCGGTAATATCTGTTGTTCCCGTGCTTGAGATTAAAGTAGCAGCAGAAGCGTGTGCTGCCCATGTAGCAGCGAGTTGGTTAATTGCTATGGCCGATATATTCATTTCAGCAATAGATTGAATATTGACCATTGTATTGCCTCTGAGGTGTAACTTATCAGTAGCATCTACCATAACCTTTTCAGCTTTAATAGAAATAGCACCGTACTTTGGCGGAGATAAATCATACGGACTAGCACCGCCAAATCCACCAGCAGAGATATTTAATTCTTTAGCTGCTTTAACAGACATGGTACCAACATTAGCTTGAATCTTAACATCCGCTCCACGAATTTGAGCTTGATCACTAGCATTAATAGTTGATTGACCACCAACAGATAACATATGGTTACCGTGTACTAATGTTTGTAAATCACCTTCAATTTCTTCTACTTTATTTCCCTTAACATACACATAGCTATTACCTAAAATAGTTACTGTACTCATCCCACCAACAACTACGTGTTGTTTTCTGTCCATTACATCGTACTTGTCTGAAACGGATTTTGTGGTTGTAGTACCTCGGTTATCTATTTGAATATAAGAACCAGAGTTATGTGTAATCATAATTCTTTCGGCGCCGGGTGTATCATCTAATTCAATACTATGATTTTTAGTTGATATAACTCTGTTGTGCGGATATTCAGTACCGTAAGCCGGCGCTGGTTCATCCCAAGAATCTTCAGTACCGCCAATTTTTACATCGACAGCTCGACCCATTTCTTGTTGAAGTACGACAGTTTCTTGAACGTATTCGCCACGAGCAAGCCGGTGATTTTGTGGTTGTAACATATCTTCTGGGGCTGAACCCAGCGCTGATACATCACCATCTTGTGTTGGTATCGTACCCCAGCCAGTTGTTGCAGGATCTATTTGATCTGCAAATTGAGTTGGGATTAGACCCATTACCATTGGCTGTTGAGCATCACGACCATCTAAGAACATTCCATAAACCCAAGAGTTAATCTTAGGTACAACGTTTGGATCATATCCACCTTGAGCAACCATTGCCCACGGAAGAGCATCGGTGGGTACATCTTTTTGAAGTCCATGTACGCCAAAAGCTCGTACTTGTACACGACCTTCTAATCTTTTATCAACATTATTTTCTATTACTCCAATAAAAAATAATGGATTTTTTATTCCTACCCCGCTCATATTCTATTACCTCTATCAGCTATATCAGTTGTTTCATTTGGTGCGAGTTGGGTTTGTCCACTCCAATCAAACTTGGCCATCTTCATGCCACAATATAACGTGCCTTCGCTCATTGTGTGAGATGTTGATTGAACTAGATACTTACCAGATAAAGATTCGTTTAACGTCATTGTTGCGTCAACACTATCTAATGCTTTAATGTCTACGTTTACAATCATTCCAGGTCTAATATCTAATCGACCTTTCATATTTGCAACTACTTGTGTATTGTTTAGGTGATGATAATATGAAATTCTGTTATGCACGATATCAGTAAGTCTCATATCTCCTTGGATATTAGATACAGGTTCACCTTTACTAGCAAAGTCTTTAAAGATCATAAATCTTTTAGCATTAGCTTCGGTAAAAGTATCTTTTCTAAATTCTGCTGTGTGAGGATTTTCATCTAGAGATCTTACTTTTGCATTCATATCAATATATTTTGCATCAGTATCATAATTGAACTTGTTATAAGTTAGTCTTCTGTGAACAAAATCTATTTCAACAACTTCACTTCTATACGCACCTGAATATATATCAGTAGATGTATCGATACCTTTAGACATAACTTGAAAATCTTCAATACGATTTATCTGAGCTTTAACATTCGTAGCATCTAAATCTACAACAGGAGCAAAGAACAAGTTTAATATATCACCTGATTTTTCATTTGCCTTTTTAATAAAATATTCATCTGTGCAGTAGTAATAGTTTTCTATTGTTTCAAAGAACTTATATGACTGTGATGTCGATTCTGAACTGAGCGATCGCGATGCTACAAAAAACATTGCTTCGGTTGGTGACAAATCTGGTACAATAATCTGCGCTTTGTTATCAGTTGGTTGTACAACAAAACTTCTCAATGGTTCATTTCTGGTATCACCTTCTTTAATAATATTATAACTTGTTGCATTATAAGGAAGCGGTATCTTACTTAACTCTGAGTCGAACTTAGTACCTGCATCTAAACTAGCAAAGTTATCATCAAATATTTCTCTTGCCATTTCACTCGGTCTATTTAAATAAGATCTAGTAATACTTTTAGTACTGGCTTTAAAAGTTTGTTTTGAGATGAAGTGTAGAGTGTATGTTGCACCACCAGAGTTTGATTTAGGTTTGATATCAGAAACTTTATGAATCCTAGCAGATATTTTAACCTGTGTTTGCATATCTAAACCTACAAGCCAAAGATTTAAACTTTCTTCACCACGGATAGGCATGCCTTCTAATATACCCGAAGTATCAAGTATATCAATAGTTCCTGAGTATGCAACTGCGTTCATAGACTGAGAAATAGACCAGCCATAGATATAGTTACCAGAACCAATATCTGTGCGCGTTTTGCCGTCGTAAGAAATAAGCTCTGCTTTTTCTATTTCGACTCCTGATGGATTAAAATTTTCGGCCATTAGCTATTTCTTATTTTTCTAGCGAATTCGCTGGTTATCTGTGGTAAATATCCACGGTCAACGAGGAATATTTCTTTTTTGTTTTCATTCTCAGCAAGTTCTTGATCGTAAACTTTCCACGGCTTCCATTCATCTGGAATAATACGTTTAATAATAATTTTACGACCTTGTTCTGTACGCAAAATAACACGATCTTCTTTTCGAAGATAAATCGTCTGGAATGATTCGGGTGCTAACTTAACAATATCTACAGCCATTTACTAAACCTCTCTATAATAATAGATGATATTATCACCATTATCTTCTTTTGTCCATTCAACAACTTCATCACCAGTTCTACCAGATTCATCGGCGTACTTTGTAGTAAGATAAGCGTTAAAGTCTGCTTCAGCCATTGGCCAATTATGATAAGGATCGATGATATTGTTTGACATATAAACTAGCCAAGTGTAATCTGTAGATCCATAATATGCAGCAGCTATGTCTTCAGGTCTATAGCCTTCTTTAACAGTGTACGGCAAATATAGTAATGGATTAGAAGCAACCATAGAAGTAAAAGAATTTCTGCGTGTAATATCTCTTACTTGAACGCCTTCATAATCTATAGTTGGAAAGTTTTCGAAATATTTCATTATCCTGCCTCCGCTTCAGCTGGAGCAATGTTGACGCCGGCGACGGACTCTGATGGGACACCAGTATAATCATTAGAAGTTTCAATTTGTAGTTCTTGGAAAGTCATAGCAATATTAACACCTGCTGGTCTACCACCTTCCATAATAGCTACAGTACCACCAGCACCGTAATCTACTGTTAAGCTAGTAACCATAGCTGGTTTGAAATTCATATAGAAATCATCATTAATTCCAAGAAGATATAATTTGCATACCATTGGAAAGGCTAAGAAAGCCCGTGCTATTCCACCAGACTCGGGATTTCCAATATCAACAGTGGACGGTAATACTACACTTTTTAATCTGTGAATAATTTCTCTAATTCTTTCAGAATCTTTAGGATTGCTAGGATACAGATCCCAATTGAATGTGTGTGTTCTAAGTCCTACACCTTCAAACGCGATTGTTTCTCTTGGGTTTAGCACTTGACCAACCGAAAGATTTACTGCTTGACCTAGTTGTTCAGGTATAAATTTTTGTAATAGAAACTTTGATATTGCTGCAGCATCGCCACCGCCTGTTTCAGAAATTCCTTTAGCCATAGCTCCAATCACCTGTGTGACATCTCCACCTGCTGATGCTTTAGCCAAAGCTTTACCCATGTCTTGAATGCCTCCAGGTATATCGCCTAAAGTCCCGCCGGCACCATTCCCAAACTGCAATGCTTTTTGAACAGCACCTTCTATTAAAGGATTTTGATTCATGGTGTTATAATTTAAAATTGTTGCATCAGCTAGTTGTCTTGGGAACGGCAATTCTACCGAACTGCTACTACGCAACCCAACACCACTTTGTCTTGTAGATGTACTTTCTCCGCCATTTCTAAGCTGCTCTCCGAAGCCACCTTTGAAACCACTATAATCGTATTTTTCAAAGACCATGAGCATACTGTGAGGATACGGAGCATCAGGAAATCTAAGGTTTTCACCTTGACCATCTGATTTTTCCTTTGCGTTAATCGCAGATTCAACTCTGTTTGATTTAGCCATTCTAGACATTACCTTTTGTATATAAATAATCTATTATTGATATTTCTATTTATAACAAAAGGTGAGGTGAACGGGTGGCTTATAGTGGAAGGTTTAAACCTAAGAATCCAACGAAGTACAAAGGCGACCCTACTAAGATTATATATCGGTCTATGTGGGAATTTAAGTTTTTTAGATATGTAGATGTACATCCTGATGTAATTTGGTGGCAGTCTGAAGAAGTAGTTGTGCCGTATCTATCGCCGATAGATGGTAAGAGACATAGATACTTTCCAGATGTCGTCGTACACAGTAGAGTACCTATATCTAAAGGGGGTGGCGAAAAGACTTTGATGATAGAAATCAAACCTAAGTATCAGACTGTGCCACCTGATCTGAGTAAAAAGAAAACACCAACAGGTAAAGTCTCGAGAAGATATTTAAACGAGGTTAAGAACTGGGGTATCAATGAAGCAAAGTGGAAAGCAGCTAGAATGTTTTGTAGCCAACGCAACTGGGATTTCCAGATATACACAGAAGATCAATTAGGGATAAAATAATGGCAGCAATTTTCGATGATATGCTCCTTCAGGGAATTAGATCTGGTAAAGCACCAGCGCGGACATCTGCGGCCAGAGATTGGTACAGAGCTCAAGCTAAAGGTGTTACTCGCCAGCAAAGAAACAGATCCCAAGGTGATAAGTTAATCAAAGAATTAAAGAATGATAGTGATAGAAAGCAAGATCAAAAGTTTAGGATGGGGAACATGTATTTGTTTGCTTATGATCCTAAGCATAAAGACACACTACCATATTATGATAGATTTCCTCTTATATTTCCAATAAATAGAGCTAAGGGCGGATTCCTTGGTATCAACATGCATTATTTGCCGCCGATTTTAAGAGCTAAATTAATGGATCAATTGTATACTGTGTTAAACAATAGAAACTTTGACGAAACTACTAAGCTAACTGCTTCATATAAGGTTTTGGCTGGTGCTGCTAAATTTTCTGCATTCGCACCATGTGTTAAACATTATTTGAATGCACACGTAAGATCGCAACCTGCGTATATAAATCCTTCAGAATGGGATATCGCGTTGTTCTTACCAACTCAGAAGTTCGTTGGTGCTAGTGCTAACAAAGTATATCAAGATTCTAGAAAAATCGTAAGAGGAAGATAATGGCATTTAGAATATCTGAGTTTAAATCTCAACTGGACTGGTTCGGTGGTCCTGCTCGCGGGTCGTTGTTTGAAGTACAGATAACACCACCAAGGGGAATTAGTTCAAGAGTTAGCTCACGCGATCTTACTTTTTTCTGTAAGAATGCTACGATTCCTGGCATTACTTTTAATACAGTACAAAACGATCAAACTGCTCAATTCCGTAAGATGATGCCAATGGGTGTTCAAACGGAACCAGTACAAGCTATCTTTATGCTTGACTCAGATCATCAGGTATTATCTTTCTTTCATTCTTGGGCTCAAAACGTAGTTCAGTTTGGCACAGGAGCTGGTTCTTTTGCAGAGGTAGATGGTAAGCTTCCATTTGAAATCGGCTATAAAGACCACTACGGTTGTCGTATTGTAATTAGACAATACTCTGTAAACTATGAACAATCTGGTCAATATTACGAAGTCATTCTAGATAACGCATTCCCCTTACAAATGGGTGACGTCGATTTAGCATGGGAAAACAATGATTCAATATCTGTTCTACCAGTAAGCTTCCAGTACGATAGGATTCAAGTAACTGGCGAACGTATTGGCTCACCATCTGCACGATATGGTAGAGGCAACGGATTACTAGGGTTAATTAATCAGCTTGGCTCTGTTGGTCAGCTGATCGGTCAGGACTTAGTACCGACTTCTATACAAGATGCAGTAAACAAATACACAAACGTGAATAACAAAGTTCGTCGTATCAACGACTTTTTTGGATAATGGAGAAATAAATTATGGGCTTACCTAAAATTGACAAACCGATTTTTGAAATAACATTGCCGTCTACGGGCAAAATTGTTCAGGCAACTGCATTTTCGGTAAAAGAAGAAAAGATTCTATTAGTCGCACAGGAATCTAATGATGCAACTCAAGAGGTTGTGGCTGTTAAGCAAATCGTTAATAACTGTTTAGTAGATATGGACGTTAGCGAATTAGCAATGTTTGATTTAGAATACGTATTATTAGTTTTAAGATCAAGATCTGTTAATAACGAAATAAACTTTGTTATTAAAGATCCTGCAACACAAGAAGATGTAGAACTTTCTTTAGATATTGAAAGTATTA